TTGTGTGAGTGTGACCTTGACCACTACCTTGACTCGCAAGTCCATACTGACCCCCAAGTCCACCACCACCCCAAGTAAAGTTAGGATTGCTTGCTGGTAAATAGTTTAACGCACCACCACCACCAGCGTTGGGGTGATTGTGTGATGGCATTTGAGCTATTGTAATTGCAGTTGATCCTGTAGTTGAACTAACAGCAGGAGAATCAGCACTACCACCTGTTTCTTCAACTGTATCAAACAGTGTATTACTACCATCTAAACCAACCATTACCCTACCAGCACCAAAGGCAGCCCATGTACCAAAGCCTAATAAGGTAGCTGGGTTAGTAGCCACTGCTGCTTGCGTGTATATAGTACCTACAGGGAACAGTGCTTGTCTAGCAGTTTCAGCAACAGCTAATGCTGCTGTTATTGCTGCTGTTACAAAAGCAGTAGTAGATAATTGTGTTGAGTTAGTAGCAGCAGAAGCAGTAGGTGCTGCTGGTGTACCAGTGAATGTTGGGCTGTTAAGATTAGCTTTAGTATTAACTGCTGTTTGGATTGCTGAGAACTCATCATCAATCTCAGTACCCTTTACAATCTTATTGGCATTGCCAGTAGTTAAAGCATCTTTAGCTGCGAAGTCTGTTGTCTTTGAATAGTTACTCATTTATATAATCCTACCTTGTTTTCCGTAAACATCTAGTTTTTGTACGCTTAGTGAACCACCATCAATAGTAGCTTCAACACCTATTTGAATAATACTACCTGTTCCTGATGTTGAAGAAGCAACCCTATCTAATGCCACACCAGCCACATACTCTGCAAGTACAGTAGCATTAGCACCATACTCTGCTGTTCCATACTCTGATACTGGTACTTCTTTAATAGTAAAAGGAAACGAATAATAAGCTGTAAGATAATCAAAACCAGCCTTTACATTAAATGCTTGTGCAGTAGAACCAATAACAGTAACTGCTACTTTCTTTAACATCTTGTTAATGTTTGGTAAGCCAAAGTCAAAGTGGTTAGTAAAGTAAGACATAGTGTAAGGAGAACCATTGTCTGTAAAAGTACCATACTCTGCTATGCCATTAACCTGTGTAAGGTACATTTCCTTAGTTGTCTTATCGTAAACAAAGTCAGTGTGGTCTAGGTCGTTCCAAGTTGTTACCCTGTGTGAACCATCTTCTAATGGTCTACGAGTATCAAACACATAAACCTCTTTAGCTTCTGGTAAGAATATTAAATAAAATGCTTTCTCTGGAAAGTAACAAGACTTGATTAAAGTAAAGTCAGACTCTCTACCTACAGTGCTTACAAAACTATCTCTGATGTTCATAGAGATGTCATTCATTTTTGCAGACTTCTCTTGTACTGTTCTGCCCAAACTTCTTAAACCAGTAGCAGATAAAAAGAATATATCTGTGCCTGTATTCTGTATTGAATCTCTTGCTATACAACCTACACCTTCTAATACTTCTACTAAGGTTAGGGTGTTAACATCAAAACTACCTTGAAAACTATCGTTGTCTTTAAATATAATAATGTTGTTCTTACAAAAGATAATTAATAAACCATTGTGGCTACCAAGCCCTGTAACGACATCTGAGCCTTTTGGAAGCACACCCGCTATGTTGATACTACCTGCACTCCCACTGCCCCATTTAGTACCTTCTAGGAGGTCTGAGAAGTATACAGTAGTCTGGTTTGAAGTAGTGCCTGCTGCCCATAGTCTACCATAAGCACTCATTACTATGTCAGCAGTGGGTGCAGTACCTGTGTAATCAGCGTGTTGGTCTATGCTTTTAAATTCATTAGCAGTAGATTCATTAGTGTAGTACAAAGGCTTGTAGCCACCTTGAAAGAAGTAAGCTCTGTCGTTTAAGGTTACTGCTTGCCATTTACCTGCTGATAGAGTATCTGTTGTAGTTGGAGTAAGTGTACTGAGTGTACTAAAACCTTTCTTAAAACCAGTAGCGTTCCAAGAGATGTAAGTATTGACACCAGCTACATCCAAGAAGGGGTGCATACCTAATAGGTTAACACCATCACTACCTGATGTACGATAAAACCAACCCTCTCTTGCACCCAACCTACCATACTGGTCAAGTACACAGTTGTTTGCTTCTAGTGCAAAGCTAGGGTCATTAGCAACACTAGACTCTTGGGTGTTTAAGCCTAAGAAAGCAGGTGCTACTAATGATGATGTAATGAGTTCTTTAGGCATATTAGTTTGTACTCACAATAAATGGTACTTCTTCAACTGTAAAGATTAACGAAGTGCTGACGTTATCTGAGTGTGCAACAATCAATGAACCTGCGTCTAGCATTATATAGGAGGTATCACTAAGACCTACATTGAATACACTACTGAAAGCTATTGACAGTAGTTTGAATATAGGAGTCACTGTACCGCCTACGCTTATGCTTGCATTAGCTACTGTTGCACCCGAAGCCGCTGTATTAGCTGCATGGAACAATACTAGCTTAGCTCTTGTGTTGTTAGGTACTGTATAATAAGTAGCGGAGCTAGTAGTTACAGCAGGTACTAAGATAGTTCTAGCTTTCATACCAGATTAGCTCCTCTGAATGCTTATTGCTATCTAAGGATATTGCATCTTGTAAAGCATTAGTAGCCCTAGCATAAGCACTAACTGAAGTCATACCACCATCTTCACCACGCTCTTCTACTGCAAGTGCATGGGCTAGTAGCTCTACTGGCTTGCTTGGTATTACTAACTTATCAGCTTCTGTTACTAGGTCTGCTGTTCTTAGCACACAGTTAAATCTAATTGTGTAAGCACCATCAGGTATTGGGTAGAGGTCTACCTGTGTATCACCATCAGAACTAATACCATTGTAAGAGTACCAGTAAGGTGAACCTGTAGCTACGTTGTCACTTAAAAAGAATCTGTTAAACTCGTGAGAGCCTTTAGGTTTTAAGAAGATGTTATCGTTTACGTTGATGACATCTAATATAGTAATGGCATTCATTGAGCCATTCAGCTCATAGTTAAATACACCATTAGAAGTAGTTGCACTTAGTGTGGTTCTTAAAGCACTCCACTGCCAAGCATTCTCTACTGTTTCTTTTGCATCATTGACAAGCACACCTATCAAACTAGAGTAAGAAGTTTCATTGACTGCTGCTACAGTACGTTCTCTTAATCTCTTTAATATGTTATTGACTATATCTAAGTAACTCATATTCTATGTACCTTAATTAAACCACTTGGTAAATAAGGTGCTACCAAGACCACCTAACCCCATTGAAATCATTATTGCTCCAGCAAACATTCCTTTACCTTTAGCCATTTGTTTTTCTAATTCATTGACACGGTCAGACAACATAGAGCAGGTCTTGTTCATTTCGTGTATCTCACCATTCAGTTGAGTAACTACTGCAACTAAGTGTCCTGCTTCGTAGTCTGTCATGTTAGACATGAGTAGTTATCCTTTATACTATTGCTTTTATCATTACTTGTGGTTTTGATAAAACTTCTGAAGCAACTCCGTCAAAGTAGAGTGTTGTATGAAGTTTTTGTTCATTAGAAGCACCATATTCTCTTACTTCCCATTTGAAATAAAGTGTAGGTCTAACATCAGTAAGAATAGCATCATTTACTACACCAGTGCTTGCTCCAAGTGTTATAGGAACACGAAAGATTGGATTTGAACCAGCATAATAAGAGAAATAAGTTCTTCTAAAACTTTCAGCTTCTATATATGTGCTACCATCAGTGCTATAATAAAATCTATAATGAGATATTCCACCTATATCTACATGTGAAACATAAAAGTTCCATTCATATATAACCATTGTTGTTCCAACAGGGGGAGTATAGTTAGTTACTTCTGAACCTGTAGCAACTGCATAAGTTGTTGTTAAATTTTGTACACCAGTTACATTAGTTATAGTTGCTCTGCCACGCAAATCTGTTCCATTACAAAGTGAGTGGAGTTCTTCAATAACTGAACCAGTAGAATCACCTATAGCTAATGTTCCCGAACTTGCGGGCATAGTAATAGTATTTGTTCCAGCTACTGCTGGTGCTGATACAGTGATAGCTCCGCTTGTATCTCCTGTAAGGACTATTGAACTCATTACACAGATGCTCCTTTAAGGTTTAGGGTTTGCTAATTTAATTGCTGCTATAGCATCTTGCCAAGTTGTTGTGCCATTAACTAAATCGTCATATCGCATTTCATCTTGATTAAGTAAGTTATACTCATCCTTTCGTAACCGTGAGTATGCTTGTGCATCATAGGCTGCCTGTAGTCTTGTGACTTCTGCATTAACAAGAGCCATGTCTAAGACCACGGAATCGCCTTGTTCATCATAAGCATCTGTACTTTCAAGGATGCTTACTACACTTGGGTGCGTGTTGTAAATTGCTTGGTCAATCATTAGTCAATTTCCTCTAGTATGATGTTTGATGTTAGAAGTTCTGCGTCAGTATTATTAGTATTGTTAACAGTGCGCTGGTTATAAAGAGTTCCCGCATTTTTGTTTATGTATGTTGCATGATATGTGGTTGCTGACGTAGTAGCTGGAGAGTCTATATAACTGTACACTACAGAATCAGGCGTAC